GGTGTAGATTGAGCTGCTTTCCAGTTCACTGCGGTCATCAAAATCAGAAGTATAAAGATTGCCGGCAAGACCTGTTGGACTGGTGGTTTCTTTTTTATCCCACTGCCCTACAATCATAATGTCATCAAAGGTAGATTCTTCTTCCTTATTGAATTGCATCGGCTCATAAAAATATTTAATGACCTTGAGCTGATCCTCGATGTAACAGCCGAACACCACTACATCACAGGAAATGCTATTGGTTGGCCGGCCTTCTCGTTCCGGTGCCGGGCAACTAAATGATGCACAGCCTTCGCCAGTGAGGGCCGGGAACTTTAAGGCATTGATTGAGTAGAAACCCTTGATTACCGGAATTTCAGCCAGGCCACTTCCCACCCTGGTTAATGATCCACTATGCTCAGTAATCGGATCTGCCGTGTAGTTATCCCAATAATCAAACTCTCGCTGACTGCTTGAATCGCTTGAGATATAGCCCCTTGCGCGGTCCTGGATTTCTTCCGGACTGGCGTTCTTGATCTTGTAGATAATGGCCCGGTCATAGGCATCACTTACATCAAGCAGCTTGTACAGATCCGAGATATATTTAAAAACATCACTGGAATTGGTGCTGCCAGGTTTTACCCATCCTTGGTCCTGGACAGGTGACAGGCTTAACTGCAGCTTATAGGAAAGAAATTCGACACGGCCACCGGTCATCTGGTAGCAGGTGTTAAATCCTTCATTGCCCTGGCTGTTCATGGACCAACTTGCCGCATCATAAACTGGCATGTGTTGGTAAAAATCCCCGGAATCACATATCTTGATAACTACACCGGCTCTTATCCAGGCTTGAAAGGCGCGATTTTCCGGGAAGGTTTCCCCACTTGGCATCCCTCCAAAACGATCCAGGATTTTCAGTATTTCATCATCCTCGACCTTGATCATGTATTCACGAAATGCTTCTGTTGTTGTGGCAGGAATCATGGGTAATGGCATAGCATGTACACCAATTGGACTAATACGAACTAACCAGGGCTTACCGGTAGAATCAAAGGACACTACATCATTTTTAAACTGCTTGTAGTCATACTGGATATGGCCTTCTTCATGTGGGTATCCGGTATATCCCGGTAAAGCCTTTTGTAGTAGTTCAGCATCGATCTTCTCAGCTACGTCAGCCGGCAAAGTCACAATCATGTTTTCAATAGAATCATCTTCAAAATCTGGATTGTTTGGTTTGCCATAACCTGTCACGATCTGGACCACTTCACCCATTGCACCGCTATACCAGGACGGCTTTAGGCGTACATATTGCGTATGCTTGAAGTAATCCCCTTTAATCAAAGGCTCAAAATACTTAAATGCCGGTGGGTATTCCACCGCAAAACGATTCAGGTTGATGCGTTCAGGTACATCGATACTGTCATATCTGGACAAGCGACGACGTGTTTGTAGGCTCAAATGTAGTGGCAGGTAGTTTTCATCGATGCTAAACGTCAGCTTTTCAAATACACCACTAAACAGCATGGGAATTTTGCCATGCGCAATGCCATCGATAGGCCGCTTTTTATCGTCAGGATCTTTCTTTTTAATAATGGCTTTGAGTAAACCGCCCATGTGCTGCACGATGACATAACCGCCATCGGGCAGATCACGGACCAGGCGCAAACTTTCAACCTGGTAAACGGTGCGATTGTTGGAAAGTTGACGTAAGAGTGTACCGACAAAGCTGCTATCGCGTTCTGTCGGTTCATCCCCATCAATCAATAATCCATAAGGCTCAGGACTGTGCATAAGGCTTACGATGTAGCAGTGATACGATAGCCAATATCAAATACATCACCGTTCTGGAATACACGTGTAGCCGGGTATTTGGTTGCAGATAACAGCACACCTGTTGTGCCACCACGTTGGTTGTTGGTCAGCAGGGCCACACCAGTCACATTCAGCTGTGAAGTGGTAGCAATAGTCACACGTGCCACGTTGCTGAAATTGTCAATAAACTTGTCTGCATCCGCATTGGTCGGGATGAACTCAGGACGTGTGGCATTGGTGTAACCCTCAGTCAATGACACGATCTCATTGGCTGTTGCGGCAAAATTGGCAGCGGTCCAGTTATCTGCCGGTGCTGCTGCTCCACTGAATAACGCCAGGTAAGATCCGGCAGGTTTTGCCATACTGCCAATGGCTACATTCAGCACGTGCACCAGGGCTTCTTTTGGGATTAAGTTTTTGGTGAAAGTCGCTTCGCCACCGTTCACCCGGTCCATGTATTCCCCACTCAGCATGAAACCATGCTTAGGGAAGAAAATGCCTTCTTCGGTTTCGTCAAAAAGCTCATTACGCGCATCTTTCAACAACACCTGTTGTAACTTGTGGTCCATGAGGAATCCTTGTGTAGATTAAATAAAGTTTAATTTACAACTGACACTAAACGATCAGCAAACCCTACAAGCTGACAGGATTCAGCACTAATACCCTTGATTGACTTGTATTGCAGTTCAACCAATTGCCCTTCTGCTGTACCGGATACAAAACCATTTTCAGCCAACCAAACGGCACACCAGGTCCCACCCTGGGAAAGCTCCTTGATCATATCACTATGCAGTAAGGTACTGCTGCCATACATCGGAGCACGTGAAGCCTTGCGCTCAATACTCATGGACCGTACATCCTGGCCACGCAAAAACGCTACATGATCTGCCAGGCCCACCCAAATACCACCGTCCACTGGTTCAATAAACCGGATCCGCTGCGGAAACTGGATAAAGTTATAACGCTCGTCAGTTAGGTGATAGGACATGGCTTCGGAAAAATACAGCACATTGGAACGTACAGCCCACAACCGGCCACGCCACTCACGCAGAAAGTTGCCGGTTTTCATCGGTGATAGATACTGAAACTGTGCCGCACGTCCAAGTTCAGGAAGATTTGCAATCATGACGGACTTTGTTGCAATGTTTAATTCTATGGCTTGCTGCAATTCACCACCACCAGGCTCAGTCATATATACCCGGACATGACTGACATTGGGATCAAGACACATCGGGAATTGCAGATTGATTGAGCTATTCTTGGATAAACTCACCTGATCAATTTCAGACAGTGCTGATTCCAGACCATTCGCCACCCAGGAAATAGCCAGACTGTAATCACTTGCAGGTAAACTGCCATCACCGGCATCTGTTGCATTTGGCTTGGCCGGTGTATCGATAGTTAATCGCTTGGCCTGGCTTCCATCGTAGACAAACAAACCTTCATCACAGGCCATGCAGATCATGTTATTAAGCACAATATGAAATACATCACCTGGGCCGCATTCAATCAATTGCTCAATCTGCCAGGTTTCAGTATCTACTTTGCACCAGTAGCTCCCCAAAGCAGCAAAACAGTCCTTGTGTAGCGGTGATTGCCATAAACAGCGCAATGCCTGATCTGTGGCCAGTTTCATTTCCTGGCGCAGTTCGGCTCGTCCGGCACTGGTGAAGTTAATATTTATTGCATCCCGTACAAACAAACTGGCTGAATCGCCAAACTGTTCCAGTTCTTCATCTTCACGGACATTATCCATGCCACGTAAGCGAGGTAGTTTTTTTTGCGGCATTAAAATGCTCCTTTCCTAAACTGGTCTGAATTGCCGTCAGGACGAATATAGTGAACGGCGTACTTCACAATAGACGCATTTGAGAGCAAAGCATCAAAGCCTACAGGCTTGATCGTTTGTGCCGGTATCACAGCACCGCCCTGGCCACGCTCTATACGCATACGTTCTTTAAATTGTTTCGGATCGTACCCAATTACTGTGGCGATAAAACCTTGCACCTGAATATCACGCACCTTTAAGCCAATATAGGTGGTCCCAAATTTTTCCATTAAGGTGCCGACTGGTATCGTTGGACGACGTGGGCCGACATGCAAACTCTGTGGCATATACAAGGTACCACCACGCGAGGAACCCATAGCCAGTGTGTTATATCCGCTTGGCTTGATGGTACGGTTGAAAAACTCCACTACCGGACGGCCATACAGACTGGCATTAATTCCAGTGATACGCAGCTGAACATTCTTTTCTTTGGCCAAGGCAATGCCTGGTCGACCAAAT